GAAAGGCCCAACCAAGGTTATGATCCCTGGCAGGAAGTCTTCATGTCCCAGAGGATGTCCGGTGCCCGCATCCAGCGGCATCGCCATTGCTCATGGCAGGATGACCCTGTTATATTGTTTCCTAGTTGAGGACCCTGCTCGGGTACGGTCCTCCTCCTTTACCACTTGGGTTAATAGTGGTGGAGTTCCGCCAGACCTCTATAAAGTCTGGCCTTCGGTGTCGGGTGCCTACTCTTGTCTAAGGAGGAGACAAACGCACCGGGAGGATATCATCAAGCTCTCAGGGTGTAGAAACCCTGGGCTCCTGATCCATCCGAAAGGTATTAGAGGGACCCTGGAATTACTTCCTGGATTACCGATCTAATTCTCCTTACTGTATCGTAAGTAAGAGGAGTAATCTACTCCACCTTGCGACTCAGTCTCAGTGCCTCTGTTACAGAGGGGGAGAGCAGAGATCCTAATCACTCAGTTGTACTCAGCAATGAGAGTAACAGCGAAGCTTTCGAGTCCCGGCTTTTACTGGAATAAGTCTGCAAATTGCAGGGTGAATCAGGGGAGCCGGAGGGAGTCCAGCCCACCATCACGAAAGTGGTGAATGGGTAAGAATCGCAGAGCCCCAGGAAGCTTCCCTTACGGTGTGCTCCCAGTGCGCTCGCAAGAGCGCATGCCCATTAGGCAGGGGTACGTACCGGACTGGAGTGTTGGAACGCGACAATTGCACTTGTGCAGTTCTCGCCGAAATTCCTCCAAGGAACCCAGCTCGCCGAGGCGGCCGGTCCCCCGGAAGAAATTCCGGAAAGGAACGCGGTCTGTGCACCTCTCTTCATCCAGAAGATAACTTTTGGCTTATGCCTCTAACCTTCTGATGGGTGCTGAGGGGTCGGGTTGAATCCGTCACCAACCACTATATCCACCTTACAAAATAAACAAAATGAAAATTTTATTTAAATTGTGCAGCTTCAATATGGTTCCTAACTTACTACTGGTCCCCCGATCTCGTGAGAGATGCGGGTTCTCATCTTCAGCTGTGGCGTTTCAACGTCCGGACCATCGTCTCTATAAACGAGTCGACTGGACCCAAATCGAAAGCGGTAAATACGCAATCGTAGATCCGTTAGACCCGTCTAACGTTCTGTACCTCTCACCCCGAGAGTACTTGACAGCTCAGAAGACTTGGATATCCAATGACATTGCCGTCGTCGTTCTGGCGACACCTTCTGATCGACCCGTTACACCTTCCGAACAATCTGAGTCCAAATCTTCCCCCAGAGACCGTAGAACAGTCCCTGGAATGGAAAATGAGGGTCAGAAAGCTGCTCGAGGACGTCTATTCGGTATGTTCGTAAGCCCGTTAAAAGGCTTTATTAACTACTGGTTAGAGTCCAAGAGAGGGCCCGATATAACTGGTTGCGTACAGAAACTGCCCCAGCCCGTGGTCGAGGTCAATG